TATTTCAGTATCTGTTATATTGTATGATCCCAATGTTTGATTATTTTGAGTAGAAATTTCTGGATAAATTTTTGCAACAAATGCATTATAAGGATTTGGATATGAACTTTCGATTCCAGCTAAATACATGTTTGCTGAATCAGTTTTTGGACCAATTGATCCTAGTGTAATGGGAACATCTAAATGTCTAGCAAATCTAAAAGTTCCATCATTTTTAAGAGATACCATATATACATTTGAATATAAGATATATATGTTGGTTCCAATAATTGATATTGAAGTATTATAAATAGAAAAATAACCTATTTTTTTACCCCAAACAAAATTTCCGTTTGTATCATATTTTGCTACCCAAGTTACATAATCAGTTCCATTATAGGTCTGACCAGAAAGATAAACTCCAGTGCTATCAGCTTCGACTCTATATGCTTCTATCATATTGTAACCAGATGGTGGATAAAGCTGTCTAGCCCAAGCAATGCTTCCATCTGATGCATTTACTTTCGCTATAAATGCAGATGGTGTATATGGAGAACTTGATACTTCTGCACTTCCAACAATATAAAAATAACCATTAACAATATTCCTTGATTTGTCTTCGAAGTAGACATAATGATCTGGAATATCGTAGTTATTTTCCCATCTAAAATTTAAATTTGCATCTACAGAAAAATTATATCCATAAATGTTATTGCTTGAATCTCTAGATAAATTTCCAAAAAATGTATTAGGATATGCTTTTGTAGATAAAATATTTCCAGAACTTCCAGAAACTTTTACAAAATTTTGAAAAAATAAAACACTATCTCCATTTGACATAGTTACAATTGAATCTGTAGTTACATGTTGCCCATCTCTAAAATATTCTTTTTGCCATAATGTATTTCCGTCAGGGGAATATTTAACAATTTTTCCATCAAAATACCATTCACCAGTTATGAATTTTGCAACACTTACAATTACTGATCCATCTGGACCCATATCAAATCCCCATATAGGAATTCCTGGGGATGATGCAGTAATTACTGAATAAAAATGATTCTTTGGATTATATTCTTCTAGCTCTATATTTTTTATTACTTTATCTTTTACTAAAACTTCTGCACCAATTCTACTTCTAAATTTTTCAAGCTCATATTCTGATCTTGCTCTTGGATCATTAGAATCTAACCATACTGGCTTTCTATATCCAACAGATTTAGAAGAGTTGTACCTTGACATTATGCCTGTCTTGTTCCTATAGCGATCCAATGAATATATACGTTGCTTGATGCACCTTTAACTTTGACGGTTGCACCTTCATTTGTAAGTGCATATGTATAGTTTGAAATTGTGAGATCTTGATCTTCTCTTACATTTGCAACAAAAACTGGCTTTGTTCCAACAGCAAAGGGTGTATTAAAAACTATTGTCCCGCCAGTTGAAGAAACTTCTTTTCTTCCAAATTGTATTTGATGTGTTGCTAAATTAAAGACTGAGCTAAACTGACTAGATGGTGCATCTGGATCTGTATCGCTTGCTGCAACAGAATATGCTGCAGAAATATTAGAAACTGCATCATCAAGCCTGTTTATTGCATTAACTATTGTTTGGATTACAGATAAGTCAATTACTGCTGTATCTGGTAGTGAAATTTGTGCCATTTTTTCTCCTTAAAGCACTATTTTACCATAGTAGCGCTTATCTTATTTGTTTTAGATTTATATTGGTAGATAGCCCTTCACTAAAACCCTGTGATACAGACTGTACTACATACAGTTTATTTGATACTCCAGCAAGTGAGTATGTTAGGGATACTGTGTCTCCCACTTGTATGAGTGGATTACCAAAAATTTCTATAGAAATATCTTTAGAGAATCCATCCAATCCAGACATTATGGTATTTATAATTGCATTGGCTGCATCTTCAGATTGAATCCATTGGGAATCTATCTGGATTGTTTCTGATGCATTACCTGGATCTATAACAATATCAACTATTTGTTCATCAGATGTTGCGATAATTTGTCTAGTCCAAAGGTTTAACTTGACATCCACAACAATTTGATCGGTTGCATCTATATTTAAGAAAATTGCATTTCTTGAATTATTCGCAACTATCATTTTCCCTCTGAAACCAGTATTTACTGGAACAGAATATTTAAGGGCAGAATCACGGATAGTCATAGACTGCTTATATGTTCTATCTTCTGGAGAAGATGTTGGATAATATTGTATTAAATATTCAATTGGAAGCACATCAACAACTGTAGCTGCTGGCGTAGTATAGTTGACATCATAGAAGTTAATTGCAGACGCAGAGGGTCTTGTCTGCATATAATAACTCTTGTAGATATTCTTTCTGTTCATTGCAATAGCATTAAGGAAATACTGTGTCTTATGATAGTAAAAATCAGACTCTTCCTCTAGTGGATAATCTACTGCATATATTTCAGAAAATGTTGTAGCAGTTATTCCAGTTCCAGCAATTGGAGTTTCAACATTATCATTATATGAATTTGGAATTCCACCACAAACAATTCCAAACTTTGTTCCCTCCGATACTCCAGCTGGCAGTGCCAGAGAAACTGGAAGTCCTAAGTTATTTACTAAAATTTCTCCATCGAAATTAGTTTTACCCCAAGCTGTTATTTCAACATCATTTAAGAATACTCTTATTATCTGATCATCAATACTATAATTATCTCCAGAAATATTTCCAATTGGATCTAGATTCATTGATTCATTTCCTGGATCATCCGTCTTATGAACAACCTTGAGTGTTATGGTTTGATCTGTTATTTTTTTATATTTATTTATGGTTGTGCTTCCAGTAGTATATTCCTGATTTATTTTAAATGCCTGTGGGAAATTATAATTAATTCTTTTCATTATAGAAGTAACATCAACTTTTCCAAGAACATTATCTCCTATTGCTGCATCATTAGTAGTTTGAGAAACATAAATAAAATATTTATCATTTATAGAATCTTTTACAAGTTCAACAAAGTAGGTATTAACCATAGTGTTCATAGCAGGATCTAAGTTAAAAAAGACTCCAGCAGAAGTAAATACAGTGTCATTTTTTAAAGAAAAACTTGTAGAATATGTTTTATATCCCTGATCAACTTCTGTGTTATCAAATATAAATGTTCTTGTACCAACATTAGTTTCTATGAGCATTTCAGAGTCATCATTTACTGTGACAACCGCATTATTTACAAATGATGGAGCTGTCCATTTTTTAGATACTAGGTTCTTTTCAGATATTGCTGCACCTGGAGCTAAGACGAAGTGATCCTTTACTTTTGTTCCAAACATTCCTCTTTGAACATTTGTAATTCTTCCAGTTGGTGAAACTACAACGTCGTATGGGTGTAGCCCCTCATCAGTTCCATTATCAAGTCTTGATTTTCCTACACCAATCATATTTTCTTTTTCAAACTTATTTATTAGAGATTTAAGCTCTAAATCATTTTTAATAGATACAGTTTCTGGATCTGGATCATTAACGCCAGTAGTTGATGCTTTAGAAATTGTATATTCTTTATACTTAAACGATACAATCTCATCTTCTATTGCTGCATATCCATCAAAATTTCTGGAATATGTATGAAATATATCAAGCAGATCAGTTACATTAAGTTCGAAATATGTGTCATCTTTATCCATATCTTTTGATAAATAATTGAATCCACAGGAATCACTATTTTGTTGCTGCCAAACAACATCATTTTGTGTTGTAATAACAAAAGAAGGTGATTCAGAAATTGCTGGATCTTGAATATTTTGAATAGCAGCAGTAGTCTTAATTTGTGGAGGATTGTATCTCATTGATATTTTTCCAGGTTTTGCTGATGTTGTTAATGAATATCCATTTTCTACTATATCGCCATCATTTATTGACCAATTTGTAGAAGTCTTTTGTAATATTTTTGAAAGACTTAAAAATTTCATAATTCCATATTCATCAATATATGCACCGATTTGATAGGCGGCAAAGATTTCTCTTAATGCTTCGAATACAGTTTTATCTGTCGAACCAGCAAAATAGTATGCAAAATCCATTGGAACGTTTAAGTCTGAACAAACAGTAATTAAAGAATCATAGTCGTAATCTGTGAATCCTGCAAAATCAAGAATGTTTGTGATAACGTCTTCTATTCTCATAAACTGGGCAGCATAATCTTGTACCTGTCTTGACTGAAGATATTTAGTTATATCTAGACATTGAACGCTAACTGTGTCAATATCATTTTGTTCCCATGAATCTGCATAGAAAACACCACCAGGAATATATTCTGGGGATTCTGAAATTGATTCTATTTCTGCAGTTCTTAAAAGATTGAACCCAAGATAAAACTTTACATTTTTCTTTAGCATATTCTTTAATATCGTTGAACTAAGAGAGCTATCATTAGAAAAAATTGGAATAGTCCCATTTTCTATGGAGTATGCAGGAATGCCAGAAAGGGTTATGGAGGCATCATTTGATTCTAATGAAGAAATTGGTACTGGATTATTGTTGTTGTCTAATGATTTATTTATATTCACAGATGTAATAAAGTCTGTTAAATCTACCTCAAGTCTAGGAGATATTTCAATAACATGCATTCTTTGAAATTCTTCTGTATCAAAATAATCTACATTAAATTCTGTTTTAAGTGTTGATGCTGTTTGAGATAAAGATATTTTATTAATAGATGTTTTTAATGCAATATTTCCTTGTGAGTCAAGTTTTGGTACTGTATTCCATTTTGAAGTTGTCCAAGAAGATCCATTCCAATAAAGAACTAATATGCCAGATGTAGAAGCTGGCTGCTGACTAGTTATTGTATTAGAACCAATTGTAATATCCACTGTAGGTTGTGAAATAATATTGTTAAACTTAATAACTACCTTATTTACATAAATATCTGTTTCATATTTTGCAGTAATTTTCTTTGATGTTTTATCAGAAACAAAATATTTATACAAGCTCATATCGCTTAACATTCCATTTTTTAATAATGGATTTTGTGCAGTTGCCTTTTCTGCTAATGGCACTGTACTTTTTGGTGGCGGAATAACAATAGCATTCGGATTATACATAACTCTACTGCATGGAGCATATAGTGAATAATTTTTTATAGAAGTAATTGATCTTGTTATGCTAGACACAAGAGAGTTTCCGCTTGTTACATATGATTCGCCTGGTCTAAAATATTCAAATGGGCTAGATGTTGTCCAAAGAGATCCATTTTCATAGTCAAACTGGGTTGTTTCATATATTTCTGGTACTGTAAAATATAGTTCAAAATTGTTTGGATCTGTTAATTTGTTTTGAATGCTAACAATTTTCTTATTAACCGCATTTATTACATATGTAAAATCGCTTATTGTTGTATCAGAACCAATTACAGTTTCAATTTTTGTCCATTTATATGAAACTACTTCTTCAGATTTAGATCCATACTGATCTGCTGCTGATTTTGCATATGTATTTACAAGAATTGGATATTGACTATTTGTTTTGACATATGTAATTATCTTATATGCATTTCCAGATAAAGAGTTTTTTATATATGTTGCTTTTGCAGTTGCCATACTTGTATTTTTTTCTGCATTATCTACTGCAGCAGAAATAATTTTCTTTGTTGTAAAGTTTGGCTTGGCATTTACTGTTTCTGTTGTGGCTGAAGAATCCTGCGTGGTCCAGTTAATAAGTGTTCCATCTCCAGCAGTTGTAACGTATGGCTGAAGAAACATATTTTGATTCCATTCAGCAGAAACTATTGGTAGCATATAGACAGAATTTGCATCTGGTATTAATTGTTGTGCCGATAATGATCCAAGCATTATATCTCCGTGAATTCTATTTGCATATTAACAAAATCTGTGTCTTTTCCTCTTTTAACGACAGTGCTAGAATAATTAGTTACAAAAACATCGTATGTCTTTGATGCTGTTAAAGAGCTTAGACGAGTAGACTCATTTGGATAAAAACCAATTTCTGGAGTTAGTTCTTGTGCACTAACAATTTTAACCTTTATTGGCAGAAATACATTTGCATCATAGAATGCATCTAACCATTCAGATGAAAAGCCATTGTCTACTGTACAGTCTGTTTTAGATGGAACATAGTCCCAAGATGTGCTTATGACCATCTTTTTGGCAATTACATATTTTCTCATTGTTCCATTTGCCATGCGAGCAGACTTTTCAACTATTTCTGGATTTGCAGAAATTTCTGCTCTATTATGATCTGTTAATTTAAACCATGATGTTCCATCTATAGAAATTTGAATACCAGCTTCTATTGGGTAATTTGCCATTTATGACTTCACCTTATTCGAACCATTGTTTTTACTATTTACAAGATTTATCTTAGCAATTACCTTCTTGGCAATTTCTTCTGGGTTTGATCCACTAATATTCATAGTAATAGTATTATATACTGTTCCAGCTCCTGCTGTTGCATAAGTTCCACTATTGTTTGAAGGAACGCTTAATGGAGACATTTGGTAATTTCCTGCAGAGAATGAAGACATTGAAGAAACTTTTGGATATGACATTTGGACATTGGCTGGAACCTGTGTAGAAACCTTTCCAGATTTAATTTGTGCAACAGATAGTTTTTCTGCAGCAGAAAGAGGAGTTTTTGCTTTTATTTTTTCTTGAATTGTTTCTAAATATTTTATTCTACTATCCATATTTAGCTGTTCTGATTCAGCGTTAAATTCTGCCGCACCAAATTTCTTTTGCTGACCAAGCATTGCTGCACTTAAATAGTCGCCAGAAATCTTTGCCTGAACCATTGACTTAGAAAGCTCCATTTGCTTCATTGTGTAATCATTTTGACGTTTCATTTCATCATTTACTGTTTTTTGAAGATCTAACTTCTTTTGTAGTGCATTAATTTCTTTGTCAAGAAGGCTGATTCTTTTATCTGTACCTTTGCCAGTCAAATCACTAGTAGTAGTAGTATCTTGTGTTACAGCATCTGCTTTTGCTTTAGCTTTAGCTATAGCTATTGAATTTTCTACATATTTTCTTCCTATCATGGATGCTCTGTTCAATCTATCTTGTGTGCTTGAGCCATCCACTCTATCTAATTGTTCTTGCAATGCAGCACCCATTGCTTGTGCTGCAATATATGCATACATTCGATCTGTTGCATCTAATGTGCTACTTGCTATTTGATCCATTAAAGTTTTGTTTGCTTCTAAGTTTGCAATTGATTGTTTATCTCCACTTGCAACAATTGCTATTCTAAATGCATCTAATTGTTGTGTTGCTGTAAATCCAGACTTAGACATTGCATCAACTTTATTGGCAAAGTTTTTCTGACTTATTGCACCAGCTTCTGCTTGTCCAACAACAACCATTATTTGATCGCCATAATTTTTAAGCATTTCATTAACTTTTTGTTGTGCTTCTTGTGCTACAACAGAATATTTTCCATATTCATTGGCAATTTTTGTATAATTTTCCTGAGCATTTTTATATTCATTACCCATTTTCCTAAATTGAGTTGCCATAGCAATTGTTTTTGTAGAAACACTCTTAGAGATTTGTGACCAAATCAATTCAAAGTCTTGAGCATGTCCAGAAGCTGTAAGAATATCAAGTGTGAGCTGTTTTGCTTGTTCTCCTGGTTTTACTGCTCCAGAAGCAACCTGTGATGCAACATATTGACGAACTCTTCCTCTTAATGCAGATCCTTTATTTTCTTCAAGACTCTTAACAAACTTTTTTAGTGGATCTGAATCATCTAATTTTGATATTGCTTCTTTAAATTTATTTGCTTCTTCTGCTGCTTTTGTTAATGCGGCAGCACTCTTATAAATTGGAGGAGGAAGTGTTATGAGTTTTCCAGAAACATCTGCAATACTATTCCCAAATATTTGTGCTACTGAAGTTGATGCAGAAAAACTTGCTGCTGCTGCTGCACGATGTTCTTCTTCTCTTTTTTTCAAATTTGAAAGTTGATTAGTTAGTGCAATTATTCCAGCAACAGCAACTCCTGCTGCAGCACCATATCCACCAAACATTGATCCCATTGATCCAAACATTGCTGCATTCGATGCAAATGATTTAGCTCCAGAAATATCTGTTCCACCAATTTTGTCTGGTAAAGCTCCAGCAATCATTGGTGCAGCCATTGATCCAATCATTGCCGTACCAAAACCAACTCTTCCAGAAAGTCCACCTTTTATTCTTTGCATTAATGGTTTTTTAAGTTTAGAGGTTGGTCCACTTGGACCAGTAAATCCTGGACCATTTGCAATCTGTTGCTCAATATTTGAAAATATTGCCTGCATTCCCATTGACTGACTAATTACTCCTGATGTAGCCATTGCTGATGTTGCAGCAGCACCAATTTTTGCTCCTGCAACTCTTGCATTTTTAACTTCTGACTCTATTCCTATAATTGCACCATCTGAAATATTTTTACCAGATTTTTTGGCTCTTCTTGAGGGAGATGCAGATTGTGCAGCCTGATCTATTCCTGAAACAACACCTTGTTCTACTGCAGAAAGTTGACGTTGTGAAGCTGCTTTTGCTGCTTTAGTAAGAGTTGCAGTACTTGTAGAAAGATTTTTAAATGTTGTAATTATTGGTTCTGTTACATGTGCTTTAACAAGACCTTTAATGTCTGCAAGACCCAGTTCTTTAGCAACTGTCCCATATGCCATTGTTCTATATGATCTTATTCCTTCAAACAATTGTGCTCTTCCAATACTACGAATTCTTCCAGATTTAGCAGACTGTCTTTGAATTGTATTATCTTCAAAAGTTGTTGGAGTTGTTAAAAATTGTTCTATTTGTGAACTAAATCCAAATCTCTTGCCTTCTCTTCTTGCAACATCTTGATATATTTTTGATAGTTGTGGATCTGTTATTTTCCCACCAGTCTTTGCAATTTCTTCTGCTATACCAGCAGAAAGACTTGTTGCAAATTCTTTCATATTTGGATTATTTCTTATTAATGTAACTATTTCGGAAGTTTTTGTTGCGCCAAGCGATTCAGCTATTGCCCTTACAATTGGAGCCTGTATGCCAGCTCCACCTGCAGAAATTTCAGAAGCTAGTGCAGAAGATTCAGTGCCAGTCTTTAATCTTTGATTAGTTAATTTTTGTAATAACATAACTGCATTTGTATATGTTCTTACTGGCGCATCATTAGGATCTAACCCGTTTACAAATCCAGGAATATTTCCAGCAACCAAAGAGCTTACAACATCTGGATATCTAGCTACAGATTTTGCTGGAATAATTGCTTCTCCATTTGAAACTCTTGCAACTATTGAATCAGATGTTCCATTTCCTGGACCATTAACAATTCCACCCATTGCAAATTTCTTTGGCATTCTACCTGGCAAAAATAATCCTGGATTCATTCCTGCAAATTTTGATCCAGCAAGAATTGCTTGTTCATATGCTAGTGCAAGCTTTTCTACTGATGCAGCTTCAACATTAAATTGCTGGGTTAGTCTTGCATGTGACTGTTCAAGTGATGCTGCCACTGCTGCTGCATCAAGTTGTTCTGTTGTAAGATACTGTGTCTCTGACCCAAGTTGTTTTGACTGACCAGTTAATCGCAAATATCCATTTCGCAAAGTTAGTCCAAGTTTAATAATGTTTGCTAAAGCATTTGCAAGCAAACCAAATGTCATAAGAACTATTGGACCAATTCCAGCGATTGCAATTGTAATAACACCTATTACTTTTTTAGTATTTTCTGATAAACCACTAAATTTATCAGCAACACTGGTGGCAAAATTAACTATTGGTGTTGCAATTTGTAGAAAAAGTTCTCCTAATGGAACAATTGCTACCTTTAAATCTTCAACCGCTTTTTTAAACTTATTCATTGGTGATTGAGCAGTTATATTTAATTCTTTTTCTGCAGTATTAGCAAGATCTGCCATAGATGCATTCGCTAGGTCAAGGACTCTTGCTGCCTGGGTTCCGTCTTTAGTTACATTCTGAAATAGTGTTGATAAACGAGCAAACTGGAACTTGCCAAAAAGTTGTTCGATTGCTCTTGCACGAGATAACGGATCTAATGTATTTAATGCTTTTGCAAATTCTAGTACTGTTGCCCTAAGATTTCCTCTATTTTTTTCAACAATGCCTTTAATATTTATACCCATAGCAGCAAGCATATTTGATGCTTTTTTAGTTGGATTAATTAGTGAAGCAAGACCAGATTTTAGGGCATTTGCACCTTCAGATGCATTTACCCCTCCCTCTTTCATAGCAGTTAAGAAGAATGCCAAATCTTTAACATTTCCGCCAAGCTGCATTATTACTGGAGCAACTTTTGGAATTGCAGTTGTAATATCATCAAGAGATGTGACAGTCTGATTCTCTACAGCATTTAGAAAATTAATTGCATCTGTAAGCTGTGTAGATGAAATCTTAAATGCATTTTGAAGCGAAATTGTTGTCTCTAATGCTTTTTGCTGATCTATCTGACCAAGAACAGATAATCTTGTTGCTTCTATTGTTTGTCTTTCTAGATCTGCACCCTTAAATCCTGCTGCTGCAGCTTGTGCTGCTAGATCAACTGTTTGTGATACGGCAATTCCATACTTTGTAAATTCTGAGCCTAATTGTTTTACATTATCTAGTGCTTTTAATGTTTCAGATTGTGGGGTAAGAAGATCTCCATAAACCTTTCTAAATTTAATTGCAGCAGTTTCCATATCCATGAATGTTCTAGATGCCACAGATCCTAATGTTATTAATGGAAGTGTAAAACCGACCATAAGCTGACGACCAGCCCATTGTGTATTTTTACCAAAGTTTAGAAGGTTGGTTGATCCTTGCTTAATAAGTTGATTAAACAATGCTTGCTTTTGTGCTGCAATTTGTGTTTTTGTTGCAAAATCACCCATGTTTAATTCATTGGGGATTACAGCAATTGCTTTCATTGCACCAGATGCATCACGCCCCATTTTAATATACTGAGTCTGAAGCTTTTTGACTCTTTCTTCTGCTACAGTAGATATAGTGTCAAATTCTGATGCAAAAAGTTTTCCGAATGTTTTGGTAGATGCCCCAGCATATTTAAAGTATTCACGCATTGAAAGCTTATTTTTTTCAAGCGATGAACTAAATGATTCCGCAGTTGTTTTTATGGTTCTTAACTCTGCAGAAAACTTTCCAGTTGCATTTATACTGCTTATTAGGTTTGTCTCAAAGGATTTTTGAGCAATTGCTGCGGCTTTACTGGATCGTGCAATTGAGGTATGAAAATCTGATATCTGTCTTTGCAGATTCTTTAGTTGAGCTAATGCATTAGACGTACTTATATTTACGCCTATATTAGCATTAACATCAGCCATTCATTTTCACCCCATATTTATTTTTAAAGTAGATCTTCTACAGATCCAAGATCTGATCCAGATGCAATTCCAACAATTTTATAAACTGTTGGTAGATCTAGTAGATCTTCAAGCGCCTTGACATCTTCTGCTATTTCTGGCTTGTATTGCTTCATAGCAATTTGTACACACTCAACTAGCAATGTCATTGACTTATCATTATCCTGAGCAACATCTGAAATCTTTTCAAACTTCTTCATAAATTGTCTTAGTAATGAAATCTTTAATGGTCTAATCTCTATTTCGGTTCCGTCTAAAAGCTTAACTGTTTCGCTCTGGTATACGGTAGTTGACATTTATTTTCCTTTCGAAGATATGAATAAATTATATCATATAGAGGTCATCTTAAATCTTCATAGTCTAGACCAAGACCAATTCCGAAGCCAGCTTTTTTAGCATTTTCTCCTTGTAGAGCAAGAATATCTCTACTATCAGTTGCTTTACCACGACTAAAGACTCTTGCCTTCATATCTTCCCATTCTTTTTGACCACGATTAGAGTCTTTCTCTAAATCTACCCCCTGCATTGCTGCAAAGAATTTCTTTTCCTCAAAGTCTAATTCTCTTTTGCTATTTAATATTTCAGACATTTCTGCCATACACAGAGATTCTTCAAGTTCATCAAAATTTTTCCATTTTCCAAGCATAAAGACTTCTGCCTCAATTTTTGCTAAATCTAAATCTTCCCATGTTGTATTATTTGTATTAGACATAGCCTGCTCTGATAAACTATCTTTTTCAGAATTTAATTTTACTCCAGCACATATATCTAATATTGTATGCATAGTATTGATATCTATATTGTCTTCAAGAACATCAATAGAAGTTGCTATGCTTGGGTAATGCTGTTTCATACATACCCTTGTACATTCAAGAAGAATGGACATTAGATTATCTTCATCTGTTGACTCTTTAATTAAAGAAAAAACATTCATAAATTCTTTTAAATATTTTATTTTTAATGGAGATATAAATACTTCCGTACCATCAATCAAATAAATATTTGCTGTTTTATATATTGCTGTAGCCATTATTTTTATTTTACCATAAAAGACAAAACCCACCCTAATGGGTGGGTAATGCCATATATTAAATTATTAGCTTCCGACAGTCCAAGTGCGATCTACGATCTTTCCATATGATGCATCTGAATCATCTGGTAGTAGACGGAATGAAACCTCAAACATTGAAGCCTCATCACGCTTTGCAGAAACTGTAACGTTTTCGATTGAAAGTGCTCTGTAAGCAGCATAAACACGCTCAACTTGACCAGAATCCTCGCAATCACCTGTTCCTGGACCAACTGCAACAATGCCTCTTTCGACTGGGCATTCACCAAGCTCTCCTGAAGAGAGAACTAGCTCCTGACCTGAAGAAGTTGACTTGCCAGCTGAAGAACCAAGATCTGTTGACTTTCCTGCGATAGCGAGAAGAAGATTCTCAAGTGTTGCCTCTGCGAAAGCAGTTGCAAGATTAACCTGCATACCCTGCTTGTAAAGCTTAGCAACGTCAAGAAGCTGATCAACTCTTACCTCACCGAAGTCTGGCTGGAACTGAAGCTCTAAGCCATTAGTTGTGTATCCAACGTTAACGAAGTCTACATCATCTGCAAGTGTCTCACGGTATGATTCACTGCCGACAAATGCTGGAAGTGGATTTACACCAGTATCTGGAGTAAGAACACTGTCTGCTACGAAGAACGAAGCTGCACCGACGATAATGTTGTTAGAATTACCACGACTATATGCCATATATTTCACCTCTTTTTTCTAAAGATATATTCAATTATTGGCGTGTTTCCTCACCATAAGTATATCAGTCTTTTTATTTCTATTTGAATGTAGAATCATTTTTAGCATGATAATCATATTCGATTATCAGCTTACTAACATATATTTTTCTAACAGAATTAGCGCTCATTATGTCTTTTGCCTCTTCTGTCTGGTGAACCTTTATATTATGGAAAAATACATTATATGGAGCATCTATTTTAGAGCTATTATTTGAGCACCAATCATTTAAATCTTGAGCAGCAGCATCTTCTCTATCAAGAAGTTGAGAGATTACTATGGCTGCGTTGTTTACGTTTGAAATACTTGTGCTATAAACATAGTATAAAAGTTGCTCTCTTTTTCTTGGATAAAAGGAGTTTGGTCTAAATCTCATAAGTCTGTCGTACTGCATTATCAATGGATCTGCTATACCAGTAGATTGAGATATTTCCTTATAGACCTCTTCTATATTGGTTGGTGATGCTGGAAAAATTGGATTAAACTTTTGATTTTTATCTACCCCAATGTCTTCATATTCTGAAAGCTTATCGTATATATATGCATTAACCCATCGTGGTGGATATGGTAAGTTAGATGTTAATGACATTATCTTTCAACTCCTACTGTTGCATTGGCTATCCAAGTATACCCTGCTTTAATTCCTGCAGATCTACCTCTAAGAGCACCCTCTTTAAAGTTTTTCTTATATGCTACTGGATTGTTTAAATATGCAAGTAGTCCAGAAGCTCTTAGAAATGATTGTTTAAAGTAGTTAATAAAAAATTCATCAAATGTTTTCTCATATGATCCAGAAACTTCTTTACCGCCAGGAAACTGATTTACAATCTCACTTTTAGTAAAAACTACCTCTCCACCATCTTCAAAGACTAAGGCAGAACTTCTTTTTGGCTTTATTGAAACTGGAATTCCATTTTCCATAATTCTTGCTTTATCATAAAATGGTTGAAATGATCCACTTGCTAAAGATGTAGATTGTTTAAAAGTAGATTTTATAGATAATCCTAGATTACTTACAGTATAGTCTAAATTGAACAATCTATATTGTGGACTACCAGTGTGATACCACTCATAAACATGATGTAATGACTGTGGATTCATTCTTGCTGTTGCATCTATATATTCTGATAATGCAAAAATTGTTTCTTTGCCAAGATTTTTTAAAAATTGAGATTTTCCTTTGTTTGCTCCATCTAAAAAGCCCAAAGAATAATTAAGAATATTATTCATTTTAGTCATAAAATCATTGCTGTCTAGTGAAACTCTCATTTAGTCTCCTACAGCCTGATTCTCTGTTCTACGCCAAACCATATTATAATATTCTACATCTCCAAATGGTCCGAGAAATGGCTCTATGGTTGCAATTTCATATATTGTTCCTTTGCCAGATCTTGTTCCAGCAGATTCTGTATATACAACTTCACCATTTGAGTTTCTTATGTTTGTTATAAGAATATTTGTTGTAGCGTTAGTTCCATCATTTGATGATATTCTAAGATCTGATTTTGTTCTGGCAATAAGTTGTTGATCATACTGAGCATATATTTCTGTATTTATTTCTTGTCTATTCCTGCCATTATACGCAACGGCATAACAGGATACAGTTTTATCAAATATCCATTCTTTTTTTACTTCATTATATAAACCTTGAGAAATTTGTGGATAATAGATATCTGCTAAAAGTGGATAAGCAAAATCTGTTCCATCACAAATCATTTAGATCAATCCTGGTTTTGTAATATTAACAACATAGTTGTCTAATATTTTATCTACTATTAAGTTTCCTGTTCCATCAAGCATTCGCTTATCGAACTGAATCTTGAAATTGTCTGTTCCATATGAAGTTATAAATTTCTTATAGTAGTCAAGTTTTCCACATTTGAGATCATTGATTAACAATTCTGCTGCTAATTCAACATCTGGTGGAATAGCTTTGTATCCAGCGTCAGTAATAAATAGATAATCAAATCCTCGTGGGAATGCAACAAATCGATATCCGCCATGAACTAGATCGCCAGAAGCTCTTGGAATCATAGTAATTCCACTTTCTGCACGATTAAATCCATATGGAGTTGCTAAATTTGCATCAATTGGTTCCATACGATAGATTGCAGAGTTATCAAGCGTTACCTTATAAATATACTGATTATCTGTAACATTTGCAGCATCAATATCATAAACTAGAATATCATTCTCATATGCCTTAAGAATACGGTTTACATCATCCCAAACTGTAAAGTAATCTGTTCCGTCTCCAGTTCTTTGAATAATAAACTTCTTATTATAGAATCCGCCTTCTATGACACTATCAATAATTGATCTTGCCATAAGTTCATACATTTTGTATTCTTTAATTTCAGATGCGGTAGTTCCAAGCATATTTGGATCTACATATGGACGAATAATATCAAGGTTGCTGTCTACTAGAATTTCTCCAGTTTCTGCATCTTTGATCTGGAAAAGGAATCGTCTATCGAACTGAGCTTTTGCCCTTGGAATAACATATTCTATTTGGGCATTCTCATCTGAAGTAACTGGAATGTTCTCATAAGAGTGATCCACCAAATCTTCAATATAAATTACATAATCTGTATTTGCTTCTGGGGTATCCCACATTGTTGTTAGTGGGAATGGTGGTACTCTTAAAACTTCCATTTACAAATCGTACTCCTTTTTAATTTCTTCTGGTGTAGCTAGTCGTACTGCATTTTTTTCTAGCCACTTATCGGCAGTATCTTTATCAAGGATATTATAACCCTTAATAATTTTACCTACTCCAGACCAGCTTAGATTTTTTGAAGAATAGATCGCTACCTTTTCTTTATTTACAGAACCCTTATTAACAAAGTTTTCTTTCTTTTCCATTGTTTTCTTGGCTCCAGTGCCAATTGTTCCATTATTAATTGAGCCAAGATCTTGTGGCTCAGATTCTCTGTATGGATATCTTGGTTGACCAATAATATTGTCTTCCGTTGGAATGCTATCTCTAGACATAAAACTCCTAATTGTAGTAACAATATTATACCAGAATATGACTAAGGGGAGCCAGTTTCCCAGCTCCCCTTGTCTAGTGTGATCTAAGATCAGGACTCTGCAGCTGCATCTGCGTATGCTACAGCGTCTTCCTCTTCCCACTGGATGCCAAAACGAACGAATACGGTGTATTCGATGGTGTCCTTCTTTGGCTTGTACTCACGGTTAACTGTGATATCACGCTGGAAGCCCCATACACGGTTCTGTGGGAATGTCAAATCGACATATCCCGCTGGGTAGTAAGGAACTTCTTGTACATCGATACCGAGAACACGGGTTGTACGTGCTCCACCAAAGGTCTGAGCAGTACCATCAAGGTATGCCTGACGGTTGGCTGGAGTACCTGCAGGAACTGAAGAGAATGCTTCAGCAATTGCATCTGCAAGTGTACCGTTGTGCTTGACAATACCCTGGAATACGTCAGTACCTGCGTAGAACTTAAGATTGCTCTTAAGTGCACGGTACTTACGTGGCATTGCAAGGATAATGTCCTGCATTACGTTTGTGCTCCACTGACCATCGTTTACTGTAACGAGTGCTTCGTGTGCGTCGCCATTGGTTGCCTTGCTGACGAAACCTTCCATAATTCCGAGGAATGCTCCATCACCAGTGTTACCAGTGCCGTTAATAGCAAGATCTTCAATATCGTTAGCGAATGCATTGGTCATCAAGCGAACTAGATGATCTTCAAGTGCACCACCTTCAATATTGTCTTCAAGTGCTTCTGTTGAAACTTCCCAGTCAAGACGAATCTTCTTTGTAGTAAGTTCGACCTTGGTGAATGTTGCACCAGCGTTTGTGTAAGCACCTTCTGCCTGTGCAGCAGCACGGATAACACGCTCACCAACGTTAACTTTCTCAAGTTCCATTGTGTTGGCACGCATTGTTACACGGCGACCATCTTGTGCAAGAATGGTTGCATCCCAAACATAGTCAATAAAACGACGAGCCTGCTCAGGATTTAGAATACCTCCAGGAACGCCTGTTGGGTTAACAGCGTTTGGACCTGTTGTAAGTCCATACTCTGCATTAGGAATGTTACCTGGAGTACCCCAAGCATCACCGCCTGGAACGCCATCAACACCGCCAATGCCAAGGTTTGCTACTGCACCCTGACCCTGATAAAGACCTGGTGCTGTTCCACCGAGTTCTCCACCTTCTCCTGGCTGATTTTTCTTAATTTCTTCCGACATATTGTTCACCTCCAAGTGACTTTCTCTAATTTAAAATAAATCGGATGTTTTGAGGAAACGTCCGCCCCATAAGGATTTTTCCATTCTTTCGAATGGCTGTTCCTGAACGATCTCGCCTAGATCGCCAGACTTGCGGAAAGCAGTATCCATTTCTACTGCGTCTACACGCTTTCCAAACTCATTGAATACACCCTTAACATTAGCTACCTCATTAGCTACTGCGGTAACTTGGTTTGTTACATTTGCAACATCACCAGTTACACCTGAGAGTGATTTCTGTAGATCAGCAACTTGGTCGCTGATTGACTTTACTGTTGCTACTAGATCGCCAAAGGCATTAGTAAGAGAGTCTTTGATTTCTGCTACAGCATCGGCAACTGCTGAATCAGACTTTGTAACTGTGACAATTTCTGGAGTTGCAGTGGCATCTGATGGATTAGCATCGGCTTCACCGACAGCATCATTGCGCTCTGCAACAGAATCATCAACGTTCATAGACTTCTCTGTTTCTGTCTCTGGAGTGATCTCAGCCATTGTATCTTCCTCAGAGCTATGTACTGAGTCTTCTGTCTCTGTCTGACCATCTGCTGGCTCAACAATTTCTTCTGACTTAGTGACAGGCTCTTCAACAGGAGTTGTTTCTTCTGTCATAGGATCTTCCTCCTTTGTCATCTTAGATGTACTAATGCCTTTTGCACTATCAACTAAGAACTTTATCATATCAGCGTTTTCTGAATCGCTTTTTTCGATAAACCCGATATTTTGCATAACTTTGCTGCATGATGGGCAGCTAGAATCTGCATTTTCTGAAATGTTTACAAGATCATCTGTTCCACACCAGAAAACATTATTAATTTCTGTTTTTGAAAGATATCCTTGATCTTTCCCGTCCATTTTTTCTACTGAAAGAATTGTTGCAAATTGATTTGCTGGATTATCTACTAATGAAAGCTCATGAAGATCGTATTCTTTAATAACACGAATTGACTTATTCATTTCGGTATTAAAGTCATCTACTGACTTGGTAATGTTTCCACCAATTGAAAAACCTGTGTAGGTTCCATCTAGAACCTTTTCCCATGCATCCTGTGCACCCTTAGAAACATATGATGAAACATAAACGCCATTATAGAACTTCTTTGTATTTGGATCAAAGTAACGATCTTCCTTGAAAAATAAGACTTTTCCAACAGCAATTGGCTGATGCATTTCTCTTAAGTTGCCACCGAATCTCTTGAATGCATCCATGCTTGCTTCAGTTGTAACAATGTCTCCTTGCTTATCAACATTGTCAAGTGTGGCGAAACCAGAAACGATTCTACGCTCTTTATCAACCTTTGCAAATGGCATTGATAAGCGAACCTTGTCGCCATCAGTGGACCAATGAGCTTTATTTATATTCATACCAATCTTATTATACCAAACATTTTTATGTAGTTGTGCATATTTTGTGGATTAGGTTGTGGATCTACCTTCACCTTTTGGATTTCTTCCACTTGTTGTTGCTGCAGAATCTGAA